TCTTTGAATTTTTCTTCGTTCAAGAATTGTTCTAAGTATTGTTTACTAACACCTGCGGGAGCTTCAACTTTAAATACAACAGTGCCACTATAGTCAACAGTCTTATTGATTGTTGATGTTAATGTTTGGTTTTGATTTGCTGTTTTTGTTAATGAATCTGTTCCTTCTAAGAATAATGACTTAGATGGTGAGGCTTTAACCGTTGTTCCACCTTTCTGAGCAGCTACTGCCTTACCCACAGATGTCTTATCAATGTATGATTCGAGACCTTCCAACGCACTGGCAGCTAACTTACCCAATGCAGAATCACCAACTTTCATGTTTTTTCCTTTAATGTCCGAATAAATTTTTTGACTTAGTCCTTCAACAACTTTTCCAATTGACTTACCTTGCTCTCCAAATTTACTACCAAGGTCTTTCATAATATCACCCATAGATTTACCACCTGTTTTTATCATCTCATTCACCGCTCCCTCAATTGTTTTGGCGGTAGTATTAAATTGGGTGCTGAATATGTCGGTTTTAGCTACTTCTTTTGATATTGAACCTGTCGGAGTTGTTACAATCTTTCTGAACGCCTCCATATTGTCTTTAACAAAAGATGTCGATACCGCACCTCTTACAACTGCTTCTTTAATTGATGCAACATCATTTGCAACTATATCACCCGTCTTCATGGAAGCCCTTGCAATGTCTTCCATTGACTGAGGTTGTTCTTTTTGTGCTTTGATTAATTTATCAAATTCTGTTTGTGTAACTTCACTAAGTTTCTTTGTTGAATCAATTCCTTGGTCATCCCTAATCTTAACAACATAATTTCCTGATGCATCCATTTCAGACAAATTAGTTAAAAACTGTTTGTCTGATTCGTCTTTGAAGTTTAAACTTGGGCTTATTTGTGACAGTCTCTTATCTAATTCCGCTGCGGCTAATCCTGATTTAGATAAGTTATCATAACTCATACCAGTTTCCTTAGCCAACTGTCTAAGAGTCAACATTCCTTGAGGATTAATCTTGAATGATTTTGTTTTTTCGTCGAAGTATGTAAATTGTTTACTTGCTTTAACTAAACTTTCTTGTAATGCTCCTGGGTCGTTAATGGACGCATTCATCAATGCGAATGGGTCCGCAAGTGTACCAACCGAAACACCTAACCTTTGGAATGATGAAGCCAATTCAACAGCTCTTTCGGGATTCATTGCGTCTTCAGCTAAATTAAACGCCTCACTCATATCAAACCTGAACTGTGAAGCCCTTGCTGCCATCTTTGTTAATCCTTGAACACCTCCCTCAAAATTAAACTTATTTAGTTTTGATGTGTTATCAACAACTTGACCCATCACCTCTTTGGCATTTAAACCTAAATCTCTAACAGTTAATACTGATTCCTCCAACTGTCCTCCAACAACACCGAATTGAATGCCGGCATCTGTAAATGAACTAACAATATTACTAACTTCTCCACCAATAACTTGAGTGGTTGCATACAATTTTTCAACACTTTCCGCCGACGCTAAGGTGTTTTTACCTGTCGCTGAGGCAATGTCTTTCATTACCTTTAATGTACCTTCAAAGTCAGCACCAAGTCTTTTTAATCTCGGTGCAGCTTCACTCACAGCGGTCATCATCTCACCAACTCTCGCTCTTGATAAAGTAAACCCACCAACTAATTCGTTAGCAGCTTTCTTCATTTCCGAGGCAGCATCAATAAACTCATCGATACCGAAAGAAACCGCTTCACCTAGTTTTTTACCAAATTCACTTGGTTTTTCTTTGTCGTCAGCCATTAAATGTTTTTCTTATAAATAGAAGAAGGACTATTTTTTTAGTCCCTCTTGTTAGTTTCAACCCATTTATCTAAAAGATATTTTCTCATAAAAATGGGCATTCTTTCAAAATCTTGATATGTTATATTTAATAATGTATTCAAATAAAAGAATTCATCTAGTTGTCCTTTTCTATAATCAGAAGAAAGGACGAAAAAATTCCACCCCAAAACCGACGTTAACTGTCAGTCTATCTCCTGATGGGGTTGTTACTACTCGGTTCATGTTTAATCTTGGTTCATTTTCATCCATAAAACTTCTTATGAATTTAGAATCCATAATCGGCATTTGTTCGATAAATTTAGCTATCTCACCTTTATCTTGATTTCCGTCAACTTCAACAATTTGTTTTTGTAATCTCCAAGTAACTCTTGGTGCAACTCTTCCAACAGGATATTGAGCAGTCATTTTATTTATCTCAATAATTTCACCGTAAGTCATTGGTTTTAATTTAATAGTAGCACCTGACTTTGGTAACAATGTTGTAAATGTTCCGTCATCTGAAGGAATCTGTCCTTGGTTTATAGTTAACTCATCTAATACAACCGTCGCTTCAAATTGTTTTCTAGTTGTGGGGTCTGTAACATTAACATTTAATTCAGGTCCAAATGCCGTGTTTCTTAAAAAGACAAGAATTGCCTCTACATCCCCTTCCAACAAATCTTCAACCCTAATGTCAGGTTCATAAAGTTTTGTTCTGATTAGATTAACAGATATATCATCTCCACCCGCCATCAGGATATTTTCATCTGTGGCGGTTAAATAACCTACCTTAACAGATTTCTTTTTGTTTTTATAAAATGTACCTTGAGATGGTAGAGGCACTACGTCATGAGGTAATGTGAAATTCTGTTGTGCGTAATTTGATGTTTGATTTTCCATATAAAAAAAATAACCGTAAAGTTTATGTCTTTACGGTTAAATATAGTTTGTATTGATTTTTTATAAATAGTATTAGTACACTAACACACAACGGTCAGGACGAAGACTAGCTGTAATATCAGCTAACGCGTCTGTTGAATATCCTAAAGAACCGAAGTCCACGCTTGTTAAGAAGGTTCCATAAAGAATCCACTTTTCAACAACAACACCTGTCGGGTCTAACATCTCCAAGTCAATATCTTTCTTATAACCCGCAGCATATCCCATACGACCTGTTACTGATTCAGCGTGTAAACGAACCCACTCCATAAGAGCTTGTGAAGCTGAAGGACCAATTGGGTCTCTAAACTTAACCGTCATTTCATCCCAGTTGAATCTACCTGCAACGTATGTTGATGTATTTAAAAATTGTATTTCTGTTGAAGCAATTTTGATGGATGGTCTTTTCGTACTTTCAACGAACCACTCATTTATTCCCAAGCTTGAAGGAAACCTCAAGATGAATCGGTTCTGACGTTTCGGTTCGTAAGGAATCGGCATTTTCATTAGTAAATCAGCCATGTTATTATAATTTTGTTTTTTTTATTTTATATCTTATAAATATAGTCTTATCAAAAATATTTCTATTTACTTTGTGGTTAGAAATTAATATTCATTATTTATATTCCTTCTTAATTCCTCCAGCAGTAGAATAAGTTTTTACTATATTATCTGGTTTATCTTTAAAATGTTTACTTATCTTTTCTACATTCTTTAAATCATCATCTGAAAAACCTATTTTAGGTTGTTCTGGTATGAATTTATTAGCAATATCTCTTTTTAGGAATGCCTTTTTATTAAGTAACGCAGCTAATCCTTTTACATAGTCCACAAATTCGTCCATAGCCATTACCTTTAATTCTTCAGGACTTGCAGCACTTCCATCATTTCCAAACGATACGGGGTGATATCTGTTAAGTTCTAAATAAGACCTTATTAAATCATCATCAGACATGTCATCTTCATCAGAAAATGTTCTATATTTTTTAAGATTCTTAACTAGTTGGTCTTTATCAATACCACCAAATCCGTTGATGATATAATTGTAAACTGCTTCTTTTAACGTGTTTGGGTTGTGACCTCTCGCAGTGATTATTGAAAAAACCGAACCGTTATTAATCGCCTCTTTAAAGTCGTTAAACGCGGGACCTTTTTTAGCGGTCATTGCATCTATTAAAAAGTCTTTGTCACCCGAAGTTCTAAAGTTTCTAAAAGCATCATCAGCAAAATCAACAACCGTCTCACCCTTATAATTAAACGGTTTTTTCCCAATGTTATGTCTATATTCCGCAAAATCGTCAGTACTCATCCCAACCTCATCACCGTCTTCAGTCTTCAAAACTATTTTAGTCGGCATATGAACAATATTATCATCCCAATCGAATGCATAATATTTCATATCTGGTGTATGCTCTGCTCTAAATCCTTCTAGTATTCTTCTCATATTGGCTAAAAGGGGGAGATAAACTCCCCCATTTTTTTTATTAGATATTTTCAAACGAAGCTCCTGTTGGAGTGATGAAGAATTCAATGTCGATGAATTCTAAAGCCTTCGTAGGTTTTAAGTAAATCTTACCTGTAAGTGTATTTCTATCTAAGTCTTCAGGAGAAGATGAAACTGTTACACGGAAATCGTATAAACCTCTGTCTCTTCTGATAGAATCTAAGATTGGGTTAACACTGTCTAAGAATTGTTGTCTAACGATTTGGTCGTTTTGTTCGAACAATAATCTTACAGCTACCGCTGAAATCAACTTACGAGCTTGTAACAACAATCTTCTAACATTCAATCTGTTAAGAGCTGTGTCAGCAACTTGTAAAGTTTTGTTACCCCAAATTACTGTTCCAACATCAGAGAACGTAGCGATAGGGTTGATTCTACCTTGATACAATGTATCTCTATCTTCTTGAGTTAGTTTTTGTCTAGCTTTTATTGAGTTTACAAGACCTCTTGTGTAACCCGCTGATGCGAACCAAGGGAATGCAATGTTATCGGTTAAAGCTAAGTTTCTACAAACCTCACCAGTTGCTGGTAAGTATATTTGTGTGTTGTTAACTGTGTCTCTTGTTAATATCCAAGGATAGTAAGTTGCTGTATAGTTGGAATCAATTCCTGTATTATCTAAGTTATCAACCGCTTCTTGAGAGTAGATAACATCAAACTGACTTGTTCCGTCTGGTGTATACATTCTATAGTCAGGAGTTGTTACAATATAAACCGAGTCAGCTCTTGAAAATTGAACCATGTTAATCGCATCTTCACAAAGGTTTGAGTTATTTATGTAATCGATACTTGCAGTTGCAAATACGTTAATATTTGTAGATTCAGGGTTTGAGAACGTAAGAATACCAAGTAAGTAAGCGTAGTAGTCAGTATTACCAAAGTCTGAAGTATTGTTTTGTACAGTAATTCTTTTAAATAACCCCTCACCAGTTGCGTTTGGATATCTTGAAGAAGGATATGCTCCTGCTAAAAATCCTGATGCTCCTAATTGGAATCTATCTTCATTAGTTCTCCATTGTCTGTAGATATCCCAACCATCGAATCCGCCCGCAAAACATACTGTGTATTTTCTAGCGTAGATAAAATAGTAAGGGTTCTCTTGAGATTCTGGGTCAAATCTAAAGTCAGCAGTTCCACACTCAAACG